ATATAAATAATAATATAAATAACACTATAAAGAAAGATGCTAAAGCATCTAAAGAAAATCCGGACGGATTTTCACAAGCCGATTTTTTCAACGAAGAAAAAAAAGTTAAAGCAAGTATTCAATTCGGACTCACGCCCGAATTGTTGGACGTCAGAAAACAAGTGATTGATAAAGTTGATAATTACTTTGCAAAACTTGTATTCCCATTTGATAGCGATGAATTTAAACGGAACTTTTATATTTTGATGTGTCAACCGAAATGGAGAACGTCGCAAAAGAGTTTTTCAGCGATACAAGCAAACTTAAATGGTTTGAGTAAATACCCGGAAGAATTTGCGCTGATTCTGATAAAAGAAAGCATTTCAAAAGGTTGGGCGGCGTTAGAATATGATTCAACCCCCGAAAAATACGAAAAATGGGAAAAAATGAAACGTTCCGTAAAGACAGAGCAGCAAAGCAGCAAAGAAATTGCGGATATGATGAAGTATTTAAACAATGATTTTGATTGATATGGGAGCAATTGAAAAAAAAGAAAATACGGCGTTAGAAATATATAATACCAAGCCCGGAACAAAAGCCATTGAAGTACGCCGTAGAATGGTGCAATTGCTGGAGGTTGCCAAAGCATTAAACCCAGTTGAAAAATATGTTTTCGCAGCGTCAACAAAAACACCAATTGCGGAAATTGACGATGCAAAATTAGTTGAAAATCTTTCGTTACTGTTTAAGCGTATAGCAATAGACGTTGGTTATATAATACCACAGAATGAAAATGATTGGAATTATATACAATCCCGGTTGTTGGATATTCTGAAACGTTATTACTCAGATATGACGTTGGCTGATATTAAGATGGCTTTTGAATTGGCGACGACCGGAGAGTTAGACGAATATTTGCCGAAAGATAAACAAGGGAATCCGGACAAAAACCATTATCAACAGTTCAACGCCGATTACTTTGCAAAGATTCTGAAAGCATACAAGCAAAAGCAGACAGATGTAATTGACAAAGCATACAAAGCTATACCGGAAAAAAACAATGAAATTTCGCCGGAGCAAATCCGGAGATTTGAGATACAAAGACAATGGCGGAACCGTTATATTTTCCTTTGCTACAAATACACCGGGAAATTAATATTGGGGCTAACTGATGATATGTTTTTGTATGAATGGTTGCAAAAATGCGGGTTGGCTGATGATGTACAAGTTAAAGAGGACGACCGCAAAGAAGCGTTTGCCCGGTATATGCAGCGTGTAGCCCGTGGAATGATAAACCAATATACAGCGTTTCAAGTTCGCCGAAAAGGAACCGAAAGCACGGAAATTGATTTTACGGCGTTTGAGGTTGCCCGGAAAAAGGAGATTATAAAAGCATTTGACCGGATGATTTCCGAGGAAATGCAAGTTGATAACTACATGAAGTTTTAAATATGGAACTATTTATTGTTTGCTTTATAATTGGCGTAATAGGTTATTTTACAAAAGCGGGAGGTTATATATGGAAAAAAATATAAGAATTTCAGCAGTAGTGGGAATTGACCCGGGAAGTAATGGCGGTATTGTAACATGGCGACCAAACCACAATATAACCGCCATAAAAATGCCGGAGGATATAAACGACATAAGAGATTATTTGAATAATTTGAAAACAATATGTTCGCCAATTGTTTTTCTTGAAAAACTAAGTGTGCGCCCGGATGATATAACGCCGGGTGCCGATGGCGTCAATATGGGAAAGTTGTACCGAATACAAAAGATGATGGCAAACTTTGAGCAGTTGAAAGCAATCATTTCAGTTTGCGACATTCCGTTTGTTATGGCGCATCCTATGAAATGGCAAAACGAATTGAAGTTGCGGGCAAAGATAAGCCGGAAAAAGGAGGAAAAGAGCGAGCGAAAACGCAGATACAAAGAGATTGCCGGGAATTTGTACCCGGAATTGAAACCGACATTGTGGAACGCCGACGCCACGTTGATAATGCACTTTGGACGATACATTTTGCGCAACAACCCCGGTTGGGTGCGTCAGAATTTACCAAGCAATATGCACGAACGTTTGTTTTAGCCACGTAGAGCGATTTTAATTTCAAAATGGATAAAATATACATGGAAGAAGAAAAAGCCCCGCAAATCGAAAATCCGGAAAAAATAAGTATTCCGGATTTTAAAGAATATGAAATTGATAGAAACGGAAATGTGTTTAGAAATGGAAAGTTGATGAAACAGCAAACAAACACATACGGTTATAAACACATTCATTTATGTATTGGAGGGAAAGTAACCACATGTTTAGTTCATAGACTTGTTGCAATGGCATTTATTCCAAACCCGGACGGTAAACCATGCGTTGACCATATAGACGGAAATAGAAAAAATAATTCTGTTGATAATTTAAGATGGGTTACTATAAAAGAAAATAATAATAACCCAATAACAAAAGAACGTATTGGATTATCTAAAAGTGGAGAAAATTGTCCTTTTTATGGGAAACGTGGCAAATGTTGTTTACATTCAAAACCTTTGTTTCAGTTTAAGAACGGGGAATTGATAGGTTATTTTGAAAGTATTGATGAAGCATGTAAAAAATATGGTTACGACCATTCTTTAATAACAAGATGTTGCCAACATAAAGTTTCAATTGCATACGGTTATGAATGGGAATATGCCTTTGATTATTTTATTGAATTAACAAAACAATTGCGTCATAATCAACGCAGATATTTTGCGCAACGTCGCCCGGAAATATTAGCGACCTGCAAGAAATTAGAAAGTGAAGTTGATGCAATTGTTGCTAAAATAACAGATAAACAAATGAGGCTGTTTTGATTTATGCCCGGAATGTATAACGTTCCGGGTTTATTGTTTTTTTTTGAAAATAAAAATAATTTTCTTTTGTAATTACGAATTATACGTTATCTTTGCAGCATGAAACCAAAAGAAATATACTTAAAAGAGTTTGATTGTATAGTTACAGAAAATTGTAAGGTTATACAATTTGGGAAAGAAAAGCGAGCGTTTAAGGCGGGCTATTATATGAACGTAAATTTAAAGATTGGAAATTCATACAAAAGTTTTCGATTACATAGGCTTATAGCATTAGCGTTTATTGAAAACCCGGAAAACAAAAAATATGTTGACCATATAGACGGTAATAAATTAAATAATAAAATAGAAAATTTGCGTTGGTGTACAGCAAATGAAAATATGAATTTTGGAAACTTTATAAAGAAAAAAAGAGAATATAAAGTTAAAAGAATTGACGCAAAAGGAAATGTTGAAATATTTAATGATGTATCAGATATATGTGTCAATAAATGGGAAAAATATGTTATACTACAATGTTGTAATGGAAAAAGAAAAACAGCATACGGGTATAAATGGGAATATGTAAAATAATAAACACCGACCGGGCGGGTTCCCGGATAAATTATAAAACTATGAAGTTATTAGAGATTCACAAAAACGGTATTAATGCGCATAATAATGAAGTTTCATTTTATGGCATAGATTTTCAAACAAAAACATTGATGTTTGATGGAATAGAAAACGTTGAATGTGCTATAGAAATTGCAAAAGAGTTAGGATATAAGATTTCTGAAATACAAATGTTGTTTTGATATGTTTATAGATGAAGTAGGAGCAACCCGGCACGCAATAAGCGACAAAGAGTTGAACGAATTATACAAGCGTTTGGAAAATTTCATTGCTGATTGCACGGTTGAGGAAGCGAAAGAAAGCCGGGACGCATTTGTTAAGGTGCAAACAATGATATACCAAAGAATGAGAGAAACAAAAAAATAATATTAACCGCCGGGGGAAACCCCGGCACAAACCGAGAGCAAAAATGATAGTTAAGAAATTAGAATTGGTAAATTTCCAAGTAATTAAAGAGTTTAACGCAGATTTCGACGGTAACGTTTATTTCATTACCGGAGATAATGAGTTGGGAAAATCAACCGTATTAAAAGCAATTGGGGCTTTGTTGACCGGGAACCGTGACGCCGTATTGAAGAACGGAGAAAGCAAAGGTTTTGCAAAAATGATTGTCGGCGACGACGGAGAGGAATACGAGGTTGAATTGAAATTCACAAAAGCAAACCCACGTGGCACGTTATCAATTAAATCAAAGACAACCGGAATGAAAAGTGATAACGTTTCTATGTTGCAAAAGATTTTCGGTTATACAGATTTTGACGCCGTGGAATTTTCCCGTTGGTCGGAAACCGCCGAGGGACGCAGAAAGCAAATTGAGGTTGTAAAGTCTTTGTTGCCGGAAGAAGTAAGAACAAGGATTGCCGAAATTGATACAACCGTTGCCGGGCTTAAAACAGAACGTACCGGAGTAAACCGAGATTTGAAAACCTACAAATCAATATCAGATGCAGCCGGGCAGGGATTGACAACGCAGGATTTGAAAACGTATGCCAAACCAAAGGACATTACGGAACTGATGAAAGAACAAGCCGAAAACGCCCAATTGATAGAAAAAGCAAAAACCGTTCGTTCGGCTTTGGAGCAAAGAAAAAAGCAGTTGGAAGAAATTCCGGAACGTTTAGCAGCGGCAAAAGCGACATACGAAAAAGCCATTGAAGAAGCTAAAAAGGCGATAGAAAGAACTGAAAAACTTTACAAAGAAGCTGTTGCACAAATAGAAAGTGAAAAGGCAGATTATGAAGTACGAAAAGCAAATGCCGAAAAATGGTTGGCTAATTATGAAGAAAACAACCTGGAAAAATTAGATACATCCGAGCAGTTGAGAAAAGCCGAGGAACACAACAAAAAGGCTGCAAAGGTTGCCGATTATCTTTCAAAGAAAAAACAAGCAGACGACAAAAAATCAGAAGCGGAAAAGATGGATTCAGAAATTGAGGAATTATCCGCCGAGCGTGAAAAACTTATTTCGTCGGCGAAATTGCCGATTTCCGGGCTTTCGTTTAGTGATGATGGGTTAGTATTAAATGACGTCCCATTTGTCGCCGGAAAGGTTTCAGATTCGCAAATAATGGAGGTTGCCGCAAAACTGATTATTGCAAGTAACCCAACGGTTAAGGTATTCAGAATTGCGAGGGGCGAAAGTTTGGGACAAAAGAGATTGCAGGCAATTTTGGATTTGGCAAAAAAAGAGGGATTCCAAGGTTTTATTGAAAGTGTTGTAAGGGGACAGCAGGATTTAATTATTGAGGAATACACAGAAAACGAGTAATTAACCGGGGCGTCGGTTTCCCGGCGTCCCTTAAACAAAACAATATGGAAGTTAAAGAAATGACAATTTCGGACGTTTTGAAAACACCCGAATTTTATAATAATCTGAAAGTGGTTATTTCCGATTTGGAAAACACCCGCAGAAAAGCCGGAATAAGCGCAAACGCACCATTGAAGCGGCACCCGATAGACCGTTTGCAGGAACGAGGAGTTTTTGAACCGGGACAAATGACGGTATTGTATGCAAATGCAATTGATAAGAAGTTGCAGGGATATTCAAGCAGCGAAAGAAAGTTTATATTGGAAGTTGGCGGCGAAGCGTTTAATATTACAATGAAACAATTTGTTGACCGGGAAAAGAAAGACAATGAAACGAATACCGAGGAAGCTAAAGAAAATTGCTAAAAATGCAATATCATACGGAACGAATGAATTTTACAATTTCTACCAAAGATATAACCTACCTAAAAATGGAGTTGTATTTTATATTCCCGGAAATATAAAGAAAAACAAAAAGGGACATCATGTTGTAAAATTCGGAAAGAAAGTAAGAGAAGCGTATTATAATGGCTTATTTGATTTTTAAGTATGAAAAAAAGAGAGATAACAGCAACGGGAATGATTAATAATAACGGCGGTTTACAAATGTATTTTGGAGAGTTGAACCAATTCTTTGCCATGCACAAAGGTAGCCGCATAATCGCCCGTTTTATTGTAGCGTCGCCCGGTTCATCAGAGGCTTTGAAAGGTTATTATTTCAATTACGTTGTACCAACATTCAGAACCGGAATTTGGGAAGCCGGGGAGCGTCTGACAGAGGAACAAACCGAACGCCGATTGCGTGAGTTGTCCCCGGTTATGTATGAGCAGACCCCGGATATTAACACCGGGAAATATGAAACCCGGTTGCGGACAATTGCAGAGTTGAGCAATGCTGAATTAATAGAACATATCGAATTTTTAAAACAACTTGCAAGTGAAGAATATTATATATATATAGCAGACCCAAATGAAATTTGATTATGAAAAAAGTAACATTGAAAGACAGCAAAGGAAATGAGATAAACGACATTATGAAAGATGTTTTGACGTTCGATTGTGAAACAACCGGGTTGCCCCCAAAGGGCGCAAAATGGGACGTTGATTTTGCGGAATTTCCAAATATTGTGCAATTGGCATGGGCGGTAAACGAAAAGGAACGTTCCTACATTATTAAGCCGGAGGGATGGGAAATACCGGAAGCGTCAACAGAAGTTCACGGAATTACAGCAGAGAGAGCAAACGTCGAGGGCGTCCCATTTGCTGATATTATAGGCGAATTTTTGGAGGATTGCGAAAAAGCCCGTTTGTTGGTAGGACACAACATTTACTTTGATACGTCAATTGTAAAAGCAATGATATTGCGAATTATGGGGCGTGAGTATTACGACGAAAAAGCCGAGGACGCATTGTTTAATGGCAAACGAATTGATACGATGATGAAAACAATTAAATTTGTTGGCGCATTGTATGCAGACGGACGTCCGGGCAAATATCCGAAATTGGAGGAACTTTACAACAAGTGTTTCCCCGGCGAAACATTCCCGGCGCATGATGCGTTGGAGGACGTGAAAGCCTGCAAACGTTGTATTCCGGTTTTGGTGGAAAATGGTATTATAGAACTGAAACCAAAAGAATATCCGGCGGAACAATTGAAGTTTAACCCGGAACCGGAACCCGCAAAGACCAAAAAGGTAAAAAGGGAAGTTTTAGTTCACGACCCGAAACCGATATTTGCACCGGATGCAGAGCCGGAAAACAAGGTTGCAAAATTGTTAAATGAAACAGACTTTTAAATTATGAACGAAAAAAAAATGTGCATTGATTGCGTGGATTATCCGGTATGTTATTTGTCCGGTCGTTGTGCTGATGATGAACCGTGCGAGTATTTCCAAGAAGAAACCGACCCGGAGGAACCGGGAAACAATAAAGATTAAAAATTATGAGCGAAAAAAAACAAAATGTTATGCCGATTCCTACAAAGGAAAAGTTTTCATTATCGAAAGTAAAGTTATTGAAAGATGGCGGGTTAGACGTACATTATGAAGTAACGGAAGTTGTCGGAAATGAGAGTTACACGAACAAATACCATGTATTGAGTGCAAAAGACATACACCCGGATTTGCGTCATTTGTTTAATGATTTGCGCCCGATTATGGGACGTGTATTCAACATAACGTCATTTAAAACCATGATGGCAACGCCGGAGTTTAAAGCAACAAAGAAACAAACAGATATTGCGGAAAGTTTTGCCGAGGAATGTTTGAATAATATCGAAGTAAGGGGCGTTTCTTTGTCCGGGCAGGATGATAACGTTGGCGTTGTATTGACCGGATTGTTTACGGTTTCCAATAATCAGAAAACGGCGATTAATACCCCACGAATGAAATATAACGTTGAAACGTTCGGTTTTGAGGAAGAGTTGGAAAACATTGTTTGCGATATTGAAAACGAGGTTTACGAATTTCTGTTTGAGGGAAAGAAAGCCCAATTGGAGTTGTTCGGGGCTGATGGAGAGGCAAACGATTTGGTTTATGTAAATGATGCAGACAACGAAAATGAAAATGATATGTTCCCGGAAATGGCAGACCCGGCGGACGATACAGACAATATGTAATGGAGCCAATATTGTTGACCGAGCGTTGCGAATATGAATATTGTGTTGCACGTGGTTACGAGCCGTTATTGGATATTCGTAATTTTCGGTTAGATATACGGTTGCGTGTTGAGTTACAACGGGAATTGTTCGGGCATTGCGTTTTAGGACGTGGCGACATTCCCGTTGCCAACCAACGGTTTTTCCGGTGGGTTTGGGAGCATAAGCCGCACAGATGCGAAGAATGTTTAAAGCCGTTACGGAATTATTCCGCCGTTTATTCTTCGCATATATTGACCCGTGGAGCGTTTCCCGAAATGGCGCATGATGCAAGAAATATAAATATACTATGTTTTGAACATCATTCATGTTGGGAGAATGGCGACCGTGAGAAAATGCGAATATATCCGGGCAACGTCCGGATTATTGAATTGCTTAAAAACGAATACAGAAGTTTGAAAATATGAGGACGAAAAAAAGAACACCCGATTACGGGGCAATTTCCCGCCGTTCAATCCAAAATGATTTTAAAAGGGTACAAAGGTACCCGGAAAGGGAGAAACGCCCGCAAATCGAAAATCCGCCCGAAATAAATGCAGAAAGACGGGTTTTGTTTGTTGGCGAAAATTCAAGTTATTACAAATTGCGTTCTTTCATTGTTGGTAAATTGGTTCGATTGGTTCAAAAATCAAGCGTCGGCGGTTGGGTATGTGAGTTCGTACACGACGACGACCGAAAAGCGATAAACCATGCCGCCGGATGGTCGGATATGAAAAAAGAATATTTGTTGGATTGCGTAAAATTCAAGTGACATGAAAATAAAATCAGAAACCGGATATAAAATTGCGTTATACACGTTCGTGACGTTAACGGTTGCGTCATACATTTGGACGTTATGGAGTATTGGAAGTTGGATTTTTAAAGCTATATTTCTATGAGTGTAAACAAAGTTATTTTAATGGGTTACGTCGGAAAAGACCCGGAGTATAAAGATTTCGACAACGGCGGTTCGGTTGCGCAATTCACTTTGGCGACAACCGACAGAGCATTTAAAACGGCAAACGGTACAGAAGTACCGGAGCGCACCGAATGGCACAATATTGTTTTGCAAAATGGATTGGCAAAGGTTGCAAAAGAGTATGTAAAAAAGGGCGATAAACTTTATATTGAGGGGAAAATAAGAACCCGCAGTTATGAGGACAACAACGGCGTAAAAAGATACGTTACGGAAGTTTACGGGTATAATATGGAGATGTTGTCGCTAAAGAAAAACGGACAAACAACGCAGCAGGGAGGCGCACCAACACCGCCGCCAATTCCCGACCAAGACGAAGATGATTTGCCATTTTGAGAATGAGGAACGAAATTAAAATTCAAATCCCGGAGGGTTCCCGGCTGATTGGGACACGGACAAAGGGGCGAACGGTTATTGTTTCTTTTGAATACAATAAGGAGGACGCAGCCGTTCCGGAGCCGGAACCGATACGACCAATTGGTTTTGCCCATTACAAGGAACCCGCCGGGAAAGATAAAAAATAAAGTTATGCAGTTTAATAGCAAAGAATATGACCCCGAAAAACACGACCGTTGGCGTGCGTTGACCGTCAAACAGCCATACGCAAATGATTTGGTAACGGCGGCATACAAAGACGAAAACGGCGTTGTTTACGGGCGAAAATCAATTGAAGTTAGAAGCAAAAAAACGTCATACCGTGGCGACGTTCTTATTTGTTCGTCGGCAAAACCGGTTTATCCCGGAATGGAAAGCGGCGTTACTTTGGGATTGGTTGAGTTGTACGACGTGAAGCCGATAAAAGAGTTTACGCCGGAGGATTGGGAAAACACCCGGATTCCAAAGGAAAAGAGGGCAAAAATAACAAAGGGTTTCGGATGGATGATGCGCAACCCAAGACGTGTTGTTGAAATGCCAATTAAGGGGCAATTGGGTATCTATAATCTCGTATATACCAAGGGCGAAATAATACAATACCCCCGGAAAATGGTAATTGACAAAAAGAGTTGGGAACAGATAAAAAAAACCGAACAGATATGAGTGAATTATATATACCGCCTGAGCGGCCTGAGAGGAATCTTGTTAATGGCCAGTTTTTAAAAGGTTGTACTCCACATAATAAAGGGAAGAGAATGACCTATCATTCAAAGTGGACGAAGCGTAGAAGTTTACAAGGTTTGGTAAAAGGTCGTGGAGCGCATCATAAAACTGGTGCAGGTATGAATAAGAAATCTGTTGTCGTTATTAAAGACAGGAAGTTGATAGGTGTATATGCTTCTGTCAATGAGGCTGGTGCAAAATTATGTATTACTCCATCTCACATAAGTGATGTTTGTTTAAAAAAGAAAGGTCATAAAACGGTGAGAGGCTATAGAGTGTATTTTGAGAACGATAATGCATGGTTAACAGAAATTGATTATTAATATGACAAAAGAAGAAGCATTTAAAATATTTCATATAGAAGATTTAAGAGATCTTCCTGATGCAGTAATGCGTATTCTTGACGGTTCTGTAGAATTACGCAATAAAATATATAACGAATTGATCCGTATGAATGATTACGATATGTCTTATGATTGGTTTCAGGCTTTGTATGAGAATGAATTGTCAGAGCGGAAGCAGAAGAAACAGGATTTCACACCAAACTCCCTTGGAATCCTTTGTTCTAAATTAACCAGCCAGGCTGGTTCGATACATGAGCCTACAGCCGGAAATGGTTCTATGATAATCGCTGATTGGTGGCAGCGGTGCCACAACAAGATTCCTTGGGAGCACTTTCCATCGCAGAATATGGTGACATGTTGGGAGTTGTCTGCACGATCAATACCTATTTTGCTCCTTAATTTATCAATTCGCGGGATTATGGGGTACGTTTATCATGGCGACGTTTTGGAAAAATCCATAAAAATGAAGTATATTCTTCTAAACCGTAAAGATGATACTTTAGGGTTTAGTGATATTATAAAGGATCCTGAACATAAACTTATCATAAAAAGCAATATACAATGACGATTCAAGAGATATACAATAAATGGATTCCTGTTAAGCGCAAGTTAGTAAAGGAAAGTACATGCTCTACTTATGTCTATCAGTTCACACAAAAAATACTTCCGATATATGGAGATAAAGACCCGGAATATGTTACTAATGACGAAATGCAGAGATTTATGCTGTCTTTGATTGAAGAAGGGTTATCTGTGAAAACAGCTAAAGACATATTCATCTCTTTTAAGATGCTATTGTATTATGCAATGGAACGATTTGGTGTAAGATATATTAAATATCGTGTTCAGTTTCCTACTGCCAATATGGAAGCAACTAAAGATCTTGAAGTATATACAGAATTTGAACAAAAAAAAATAATCTCGTACATAGTGGATTATCCGAAACCTAAGCGCTTGGGCATTCTAATAGGCTTGTGTACAGGTATGAGAATTGGTGAAATTTGCGGACTGAGGTGGGAGAATATAGATGTTGATAACAAATGTATCCATGTAACTCATACTATTGAACGAATTATGGATATTGACACCCGAAAAACCAAGGTTATAGAATCTACTCCCAAGACTATAGAAAGTCGCCGTGATATTCCGATAGGCCGTGATTTACTCGGTATCTTGAAAAAATTCAAGGCTTGCTATAATGATAGTTTTTATGTCACTACTGGAGATGAGAAGTTTTGTGAGCCAAGGGTTTACCGAAACTATTACAGGCATCTCGTCTTGAATGAAGTTGGATTGGACAGGTGTATTAAGTTCCACGGTCTAAGGCATTCATTCGCCACACGCATGATTGCATCTAAAGCCGATATGAAGACAACGAGTCGTATCTTAGGACATTCAGATGTATCTACGACTATGAATCTATATGTTCATCCATCAATGGATGATAAACTGGATGCGATAAACAAGTCCATGAAAAACTTATTCAAATAACTCAAAACCAAAAGAAATTATTAACTTTGTAATGTAAAATACTAAAAACGTGAGCGATGAAAGAGATAACAAAAATATTGCCATTAAATGAGGCGGCAAAGTTTCAAAAATCCGCAGGCAAATATGATTGTACAATTACGGAATTGGCGGTAATGGGAGCAGGGAAAGCAAGAATTTCAATTTCCGGAACAGAGGAAAATTTGGATTTGTTGGTTAGTTCGATAGAAAATGAGAATAAAGAAACCACATCCGTTTGAACCCGGGCGTGAATATAACCCCGGCGAACGTGCAGTTTACCGGGGTATGGTAATAATTGCGGAAAGATGGGTTAAACCGTCTGATAAACTGATTGAAAAGGTTGGCAAATTTGTATGTTTGAGTAGATGCGCATGTTGCGTTATCCATAAAGACGATTGTCCGGCGGTTGGGCTTAAATGTTACAGAACAAGCCGGAGCGATAACAAAGTAATATATTTCAGAAAATTGTATAACATAACAGAAAAAAAGCGATGAAAAAGATATTTCAATTAATAGTATCAATCCCGCACGATAAATTATTGCATATTATAGCGGGAATGATTGTTGTAATGTTGGTTTTGCGTTTGGTTTCATTTATCGGGATTCCGGGAATGATTGCACGTATTATCGCATTGATAGCAGTAATTTTAACCGGGGTATTGCGTGAGGTTTACAACAAAAAACACGGAGGCGTATTTGATAAAAAAGATTTGTACGCCACAATTTCCGGAGGACTGATTGTTTTATTATTAACCGTTTATTAATTGGATATGGAAAAAAGAAGTTTTATTCCGTTTGATGCGGAAACGTTTTTGATGATTGAAGATGTAACGGGAACAGAACCGGAAGTTACAGAGAAAGAAAATTACTTTGAACTTAAAATGTACGCCCCGGACAAAGAGGAAAGAATAATTGAAGCCGCAATATATGCAGTTCAAGGCAGATACGGAAAAAGAATAAAAGACGTAAGGACGATTAAAGAACAAAACCTTTTGCGTGGTGCAATATTCTTTGTTGAATACGAAAAAGGGGCGGGAAATTTGCCAAATGAGTTGCGCACAAATTTAGGTATGCCGGACGAAACCGCCGGGGATATTTATTGCCGCCGATTGTTAGAAGTTCGTGCATTACCCGTAAAGCGTGATAATTGGGAAAAATTGCAGATTTTTACCGGAGGCGGAACAATGCAGATTCCGAGAACGCCCGGAGGTTTGGCGGTTTATTCATTCCCGACCGAAAACGGCGTAATATTGGACGTACCGGAGGGAAATTTTATTGTATTGCCACCGGACGGAAAATTTGGCAAAATGGATATGCAAACGTTTATGGCTAATTTTGAAGAAAAAGACGCCAATACCGCCGGATTGACCTTTGACGAAAAGAGATTGTTTGAAAAGATGAATAAACTTTTCGGCAAAAACTTTCAAATGAGATTTTTAAAACTTACAGAGGAATACCACGAATTGTTTGTTGTTGCTGATGATATGTTGGTAAATGGAATAATACCGGAAAACACGTCGGAAATTATAGACGAGTTAGCAGATTTGAACGCCGTATTGTTCCATATTGCAGCATTGTTTGGATATTCCCAAAAAGAATTGCAGGAAATGGCATATACTAAAATTGCAGGACGTGAGAAAAACCCGGAATTTATGCGCAAACACCCACACAACAAACCGGAAAGCCCGGTTTGCGGTAATATGCAGCAGGAAACCGGCGAACAATACAAACATTTTGAGAACCGTTTTAACAAAAGACTATGACAAACGAAGAAAAAGAAGAATTAAGAAAAAAAGCGTTGTTTCTTACAAATACGGCGTATCTTTTGGCGGACATGGCACATACATGCGTTTTTTACGCTGATGATAAATTAAACCATTTAGGCAAATGCTTTGAAAAGGGCGAAAAAATGAGATTCAAAAAAGCCGCAAAGTTGACAAAAGAAGCATTTAAAGCCGTCAAGGAAATAACGGAACCATTGTATAATATTACCGACGTTGATAATGCGTGTATTGATAGCGATTATCTTTTGGAAGTTATTCAGTTGGTAATAAACAGAACCGACGAAACCGAGGAAAGCAAAACGGCGATGTTGGAATACATAAAGAAGTTACCACAAATTGAACATGTAGAAGTTTAAGCGTATGAAAAAAAGATTTTAAACAAGAACAACTGAAAGAGCCAACAACGGTTTAACAAGCAAAAAACGCCCCGGAATTTCAACCGGGGCTTTGCCGCATATAGCCGGAAAGCAAAACGGGCTAAAATTAGCCCCATAGAACGACGATAATTCAAAAGACAATAAAAGTATCAAGGAACAAACGGAACCCGCTTAAAACGAAAATTCCCCGAAAATAACAAGTAAAGGGAAAGCGACGTTTGAGAGGAAAGCAAAGCGAAAGACTTTGCCGTTATAAAAAGGTTGAAAAATGGAAGCAAGTAAAAGACAAAGGGGCGGACGCCCGAAAATGTGCAAAAGGACGAAAGACCAAAGGGAATTTGATTTGTCGTTTTGCTCAAATCTGTTTTTGCGTGGTTACACGTACAAAGAGATTTCCGAAAGACTGAATGAAGAAAACGCCCGGCGTGGGGTCGGTTACACAATCAGTAAACAGATGGTTTATTGGGATATGCAACAATTGCTTATTGAGTGGAAACGTGAGCGTATGGATAATATAGACGATTACGTTACGCAGGAATTGCGAAAGTTGGATAAAATGGAGGTTGAATTGTGGGAGGCGTGGGAACGTTCAAAGACCGGGAAATTGCGAGAGAAAAACAGACAGAACGCAAAGCCCCGTAAAGTTTTGGAGGATGGCGATAACCCGGAATATTACGGGTATGAGGAAACCACAACGGAAACGTCCGCCGGGAACCCCCGGTTTTTGGATTTGCTTTTGAATGTGCAGCAACGCCGGGCAAAGATGTTGGGATTTGATGCACCAATTAAAGTTGAGATTCCGGGAATAGAAAAAAGCATAAACGGCGATGCACCGCAATACGATGTATCAGCAATCCCGGAGGATTTATTGTTTGCGGTTGCTGATAAACTACAAACAGCAGAATATAAAAAACAATTAGCAGAGAAAGGAGTAATTGACGATGGCACGAACAACAAAGAATAATATCAAGAAAAAAGACGAACCGAAACCCGTACACACGTGCGGCGAATGTGGTTGGGGTAAATTCTATTATGAACATTCAAATTTAGATATGGCCGGGAACCCGATTTGTTTAAAATGCCCGTTTGTCGAAAATCACAGTATGATACGTTCGGAAAAAGCGTGCGACAAATGAAAAATGAAACATTAAATTGGTCGTTTTTTAAGATTTCCGGTTTTTAAGTCAGAAAAAATACGGGGGTAAGACAAAAATATATGGTATATTTTTAAGAATTAAACAAAATGGATAAAGAACAATTACTTAAAATGTACGCCGCACTAAAAAACAATCCCGGGGAATTAGTAAAAGCGGCGTCACGCCATAGGCTGATAAACTTTGCCCGGTACATGCAACCGGATTTGGCTTTGGAACCGTTTCACGTCGTTTATTACACGTTATTGGATAAGTTCGCCCACGGGGAAATAAAAAAAATGATTGTGCAGATTCCGCCACAACATGGTAAAAGCGAGGGTTCAAGCCGCAAATTACCCGCTTTTATGTTAGGTTTAGACCCGGACAAAAAAATTTGTATCGGTTCGTATGCGGCAACCATTGCGAGAGATTTTAACCGGGATGTCCAAAGAATAATTGACACACCAAGATACCGGGAATTGTTTCCGGAAACATATTTGAACGGTTCCAACGTAGTAACAATGGCTAATACGTATTTACGAAATTCCGACGTAATAGAAATGGTTGGGCGTAAGGGTTCATTGCGTGTTGTCGGCCGTGGCGGTTCGTTGACTTCAAAAACGGTTGATGTTTCTATTTTGGACGACGTTTATAAAGATTATGCCGAGGGCAACAGCCCGATTGTACGTAATGCAGCATGGAAATGGTACACGACCGTTGTACGTACCCGTTTGCATAATGATTCCCAAGAATTAATTGTGTTTACCCGTTGGCATGACGATGATTTGATTGGGCGCATAGAAAAAAGCGGGGAAACCGTAATTGACATTAAAAGTTGGGATGATGTAAAAGACATTCCGGCGGGCGCATGGGTACGAATAAATTTTGAGGGACTGAAAACCGGGGAACCAACAGAGATTGACCCACGGGAACCGGGGGAGGCGTTATGGGATAGACGACACAGCCGGGCAAAATTGGAGGGACAAAGAGCGTTAGACCCCGTACAATTTCAATGTTTGTATCAAGGCAACCCCGGAAACGCAGAGGGTAAATTGTACCGGAACCCGTTCCGAACATACGTTGACAAATCCGAATGGGGGACGTATGTACGTAGCGGAAATTATACAGACGTTGCCGACGAGGGCGACGACTTTACATTTTCGGCATGTTATGACGTTTACAAATCCGGTAATGAGGCATGGAACGAACAAAAGAAACGGTTTGAACCGATTTTGTATGCGCTAATTACTGACATGGTATTTACGCAGGGAAATACAGAAGTAACAGCCGTTACCGTCCCGGAAATGATAAACCGTTGTGGAACGCAAAAAGCATGGATTGAAAGTAACAACGGCGGTGCCGGGTTTGAAAAGTTGATACGTAAAAAGATAAAAGCGATTTCCGAACCATTTTACCAAGGTGCCAACAAGGAAAGCCGCATTATAACAAATTCGGCAAGCGTCAACGCCCAAATCATAATGCCGTTAGGATGGGAGGAACGTTTTCCAAAGATACATGAACACGTAACCGGGTTTTTGCGTGATTTCCCAGCAAATGAGCATGACGACCCGGAGGACGGTTTGACCGGAATATATGAAAAGGAATTGGCGGACGGTAATGTTAAACCATACAATGCCGCATGTAAGGGTATTACACGCCGTAACTAACAATAAATTCCATATATGCAAGAAATTAACCGGGAAATATTATAACTTTGCAAAAAGAAAGGGGCAAAGGGATAGCCCCGGAGATTATAAATTTAGTTTTAACGTTAAAAATTTAAAGAGTATGGCGATTTGTAAATGCCCGGCAGCAGCAGCGTTGCCAAACATTCCAAACTTTACGTGTGCCGAGAGTTTCGGACAGATTCAGAAAGTAGCGTTTCAGAGATTGTATAAAAGCACCGGAGGAAAAAATTCATTTACCACGACGGCGGGTATTACAAAAAAAGCGTCATGGACGCCGTTGTTATCGGCAGATGACGACACAAAGATTGTTGTTTCCCCGTACATTCAAGCACCGACAGCAGAAGCGGGCGCACCCCGTACATTTGGAGGAGGAAACGAAACGTTGGGCGGTATTGAAGAAATTATTGGACGTGAGCCAACCCCATTTACGGCGGTTATGCGTAAAATGCCGCAATCACTGATTAAAGCATTGAAAGATTTGCAATGTGAAAGCGATTCCCAAAATTTGGGGGTTTATTTGTTTGATGAAAACGGCGCAATTGGTGCATTGCAAGACCCGACAACAGCAACAACGCATTATCCTATTCCAATTCGTTCTTTGTTTATCGGGGATAAAACATTGGGAGGATTTGAGGCACCCGATAGCAACGCAATACAATGGTCGTTTTTACCTAATTGGTCGGATGATTTGGCTATTATCGTACCGGAAGATTTTAACCCGCTAACAGACTTTAAAAATGCAGCAGGGTAAACAAACAATAGTGACGTTGGAAAATGAAACATTGAAAACGACACGAGATTTTGAAGTTAGCCACGCCGAAAGACTTTTAAAAATGCCAAATAACGGCGGTTGGCAGTTACCGGAAAATAGTAAATTTGAATTTGACAAAGAAAATGGGCTTAGATATAAGAGAAATAAAAAAGCAGATAACGGAGCCACGGAACAAAGCGGCGATAAGTAGGGCGATTTACCACCAAAACCGCATACGATTTCATGCGGAAAAGGCGTTGACGCCATACATTACGCAACCCGTGACCGATTTTTTGGCTTATGTTTCAAACCTTATACCCGCAGACAAATTCAAAGTGTTCAAAACATTGTTCCGTTACCCCGTAAAGACAAACGAGGTAACGGGCGTTTGTTTTGATAAGTTGAGCCGCATTTTTGACGGTCGTAACCCGGCGTTCAATTATCAGTTTATGAACAGCGAACAAAGGGACGATTGGGAGTATTACAGACAACACGTATTGGAAGAACCCGAAATTTGGAGCACAAAGGGATGGGAATATTTCAAAACCGAAATTAACAGCGTATTAATTGTTGATTTGCCAAAAGAGCAATCCCCCGGCGATAATTACCCGCAACCGTACTTTTATTGGTTGCCAATAGAACACGTTATTTCATACAAGGCAGACAAAACAACGGGCGTTATGCGTTGGATAATATTCCGGCAGGACGACAACCGTATTGCCGTAATTGACGATGAACGATACCGGGTATTTACCGAGGAAAAAGGCAATATTGGCGAATTGCTGATTGATAGCCCGCACGATTTGGGATATTGCCCAGCACGTTTTTTTTGGAACGAACCATTGAGTTTGAGAGAACCGGACGTTAAGGCGTCCCCGTTAACAACCGAGTTGGAAAGTTTAGATTGGTTCCTTTTTTATCATTTATCAAAGAAAAATTTGGATATGTACGGGTCGTACCCGATTTATTCCGGATATGAACAAAGTTGCGATTTTACGAACGGCGAAAACGGCGATTATTGCGACGGCGGGTTTTTGAAAGATAAACAAGGCTATTATAAATTAGACCAAGCGGGTTTATTGATGCGTTGCCCGAAATGCGGAGATAAACGAATTGTCGGGGTTGGTTCATTCATTGAAATTCCGGTACCGGACGGCGACAAACAGCCGGATTTGCGCAACCCGGTTCAGATGTTGACCGTTGACCGTAATAGTTTGGATTATAACGTTAGCGAGGAAGAACGGTTGCGTACAAACATAATTACGGCGGTTGTTGGTACCAACGAGGAAATAACAACCCGTGAAGCATTAAATGAACAGCAAATTAAAGCCAATTTTGAAAGCCAAAGCACGGTATTAAACCGAGTAAAAAAAGGCTTTGAGGCGGCGCAAAAGTTCGTTGACGAAACCGTTTGCCGTTTGCGTTATGGAACAATGTTTATTTCGGCAAAAATCAATTATGGCACCGAGTTTTATTTGTCTGATGCAACCCAATTGCGAGAACGTTATAAGATGGCGAAAGAAAGCGGAGCAAGCGAGGGGGAATTGGATGCGCTACAAAATCAGATTATCGAAACGGAGTACAGACACGACCCAATACAAATGCAACGTATGTTAGTGTTGGCAGAATTGGAGCCGTACCGACATTTGACACGTCCGGAAGTATTAGAATTGTACGAAAAACAGCTAATTACCGAGGATGAATTGCGCATTAAATTGAATTTCGCTAATTTTGTACGTAGGTTTGAACGTGAGAATACAAACGTTTTGGAATTTGGCAGCCAAATACCATTTTCCAAGAAAATTGAAGTAATAACAAATAAATTTTATGATTATGCGAGTGAAAGCAGAAACAGAGGGTAAAACAAAGGACGTCGGATTGTTGGACGTTACCCCGGAAAATTTCATTGTGCCGCAAGGCGAGGAAAGTTTTTACCATTGTCGTATTGAGGTTGTAAAATTCAACCAAGAAACGGGCGAAAGAATTTCACGACCACGTATGCAGGTTTTCGGAAAAAAGTTCTTTGAAACATTCGGATTGCACAATTTGCGAAAAATGGGTTATAAAGTTGACATTATGCACGACCCGAACGTTTGGGAGGCAGCGAACAAAGAAAAGATTGAAGCCAGCAAACGAGCAAAGGCAGAAGCAGCAGCAAAGGCGGCAGCAGAAGCAAAGGCGGCAGAACGTGAACAAATGAAAGCCGAAATTATTGCAGGACTGACAGCCGCCGGAGTTATCCCAGCAGAACCAAAGAAAGCCGGACGAAAACCAAAAGCCGAAAAAACAGCAGAAGCAGAGGAAGCGGCAGGCGATAGCCCGGAAAACAACGAGAATGTTTAACCATTAAAAATTACGAATATGGCACAGATTGCACAGCAAGACAATTTGGTTATTGAAGTAACCACAACCGCCGCAGCATTGGACGGCGACACAAAGAAAAAGTTGATTGAATGTATTGAGGGCGGAACAATTACCGACGTCATTTTGGTAACAAAAGAGGTTGAAAAGAAAATCAGCCATGCACGTGTTGTTAGTTGGTTGGTTGACACAACCGGGGATTCCCCCAAATACACAATTGATATTATTAACGCAAACAGCGAAGAAGTAGAAGCAATCGCACTTAATTAATTCAAAGGGTAAGAATATTATGTTAACGAGAGAAATTTTAGTTGCAAATGCGGCTTTGTCGGGATTGTCTGACGAACAGATTACAGCGATAACAGCATTATCGCAGAATGACGAAAACAGCGTTATTGCCAAGAAAACGGGCGAAATTTACGGGGCTTTGGATGCCGATATTTTGGCGGTTTCCGGTATCGCTAAAAATGGAACCGAAAAAACGTATGATTACGCAAAACGTGTAATGGGGGAAATGAAAACAAAAGCCGATGGCGCAACCGGGCTGCAATCGCAGATTGATTCATTGACCAAGGAAAGAGCCCGTTTAGAAAAGGCAATTGCCGATGGTGCGGCAGATGCGGAAACCGTGAAAGCATTGAAGCAGACAAAAGCAGATTTGCAGAACGTGACAACGCAGTTTACCGAGTTGACAACCAAGTATGAGGCAGAAAAGGCAAACCACGAAAAAGAATTGTTCGGAGTAAGAATTGACAACGCATTGCAGACAGCCGCCGCCGGGCTTAAATTCAAAGCAGGATTCCCGGAAAGCGTAACAAAGGTTATTTTGACGCAGGCGACCGAAAAAGTAAAAGGCATGAACCCGGAATATATAGACGACGGAAACGGCGGAAAGGTTTTGGCGTTCAAAGATGCAAGCGGCGCAATTATGCGCAATCCAAACAATCAGTTGAACCCATTCACGCCCGCCGAGTTGCTGACAAAAGAATTGGAAACGATGGGAGTATTGGAGCAGCAAAGACAACAGACAGGAGGCGGCACAAATACGCTCGCAGGCGGTGCCAGAGGCGGCGGAATTACATTGGACGTAAGCGGAGCCAAAACGCAATCAGAGGCGTACGAACTTATTACAAAACAATTGATGGCGCAAGGTAAAACGGTAGGTTCCAAAGAGTTTGACGAAGATATGAGAAAGGTTTGGCAGGAAAATAGTATTAACAAATTGCCGGAGAGATAACCGGGTAATGGGTAAACCCGCATTTAATAACAAATTAAAATAAAAAGACCATGAGTTTAATTGCAACAAGATTACAGAATTGGCGAGTAGAAAACCCGGAGTTAGACCGTAATATGACCCGCCCGTGCGAGTATGGCGCATTGGATTTTTTCATTGAACAGACCAACGCCGGAAATTCCATTTTGTCCCCGAAATTGCGTGAACGTGCGTTTGCCTCAATCGGAAATACGGTACAAGTTCCGGTTATCAATTACGATGGCGACGTTGCGGTTAGCAACGTTCGTACGTGTGTTATCCCGGACGATGAAAACACGTCCGCACTTTATACCGTGGTTTGGGCGACATATTCCGTCGGTTTTACAATGGTGCCAACGTTGTATATGAACAACGAAATTTCGTATGACCACGATTTCAACCGCAAAATGGAAAAGGTTTGCAGAGCGTTTGCAAATTCGTTGGACCAAGCAGCCGTTGCAGCGTTGGAGGCAGGAAAAACCCAAATATTGAAAGACAAGTTGAATTACAATTTCGCTGCAAACGTTATTGAGGTTCCAACGCAGATGGCAACCGAAATTATGGGCGATATTAACCCGATTATGCGTGCAAATTGTTACCCGGGTTTGGTTCACGTCGTAGGTAACGCCGGAATTGACAGCCTTATTAAAAAATTGGCACAGCACGGTATTTATAACGACGTAAACAAGCGTATGGAATACGAAAATAAAGTGTTCCATTATACAAACAACGTCGTAAATGAAGCTAGCAAAAACGGCACATTCTTTGCCGTAGAGGATGGTAACGTTGGCGTTTTAACACGTGTTGACCGTGAGGCGTTGAACCGCACCCGTGCGAATTTCCACGAATGGGACGTTGTACGTTTGCCGTACATTGATTTGCCCGTTGGTTCGCACTATTACACAGCAGTTGGCGACCAGTCACAGACAGCAGGCGCAGCGAGTGCCGATATGACGTGCAACGTGAAAGAATATTTTGGATTTAGCGCAGATGTTGCGTTTGTAATTGCTTACAACAGCAACCCAACAACCGTTGCAAATCCGATTATCAAAGCGCAGATTGCAGCACGTGCGGGAAATGTACCTTTGGGTATGCCTGTATATGTAACCAACGCCGGGGAATTTCCCGCCGGAGGTGCAGGCGCATAAGCCGGAAAACGGAACAATTATTTAACCGAGGGGACGGGGTGGTTATCCCCGCCCCCTTATTTATTTCAAACGCAGATGTATAGACTTAAAGAAATACAGGACGCATTATTGCACGTCGTCGGGTGGGAACAATCATACGACCCGGCAAAGGCAATTGACAATTATATGACTGAAACGGAAAGCGGGTTGTATTTTCAAGGTGCGCACCCGCTTTTGACGTTGGATAATATGGAAAGTATTATTCCGGATGATTGGGGGCTGCAATACCCGGAATGGAACATGATATTGCCGTACAAAGCCGGGCAGAAAGTGAGCCATAACGGTATTGTTTGGATTGCTAAAATTGACAACACCGGAGAGGAACCAACGGCAAGCGATTCTAATAATGATTACAGCCGGGAGGATTACGGAAACCCATATTGGAAACCGTATAATATGTTGACGGACTTTTTGGAGAGAATGACCCGAAACGGAATTGCGACCGCAATACAGACGTTTACACAGATTAAGCAGTTAGACAAAGAAACACGTAATTTGTTGGAGCGAAAAACGTTCTTTGATGGTGCCGGACGCATACGGGCGACGTTGCAAAACAATCATAAGTTGGTAGGATTTGAAATTGTCCCGGTTCGTGCAATGGGAGTGACGGCGAAAATTGAAAAGATAGGTTTGCAAATGACCGGGGGGACCGGGGTTGTTAGAATGTATTTGTTTCATTCGTCGCAGATAGACCCAATAAAGACGCTTGATTTGAATTTTACCGTTACAAATGGCGGTTTTCAGTGGTTCCCGTTAACTGATTGTTATTTGCCGTATATCAGCGACGAAAACAACGCCGGGGGGTCGTGGTTCCTTTGCTACAATCAAGACGAATTACCCGCCGGAATGGAAGCAATTAACGTATCAAAGGATTGGAGCCGGGAGCCGTGCGGAACGTGCAACATTGGTTCTGTTGAGGTTTGGCGAGAATTGACAAAGTATTTGCAAGTAACGCCGTTTATGTACCATGCGCCGGAAACGTTCGCAGAATATCCGGAATTATGGGACATTGCGCAAACCTTATACACAAGAACACAGAATTACGGGTTGAATTGCGAAATTACAATTGGATGCGATTTAACCGATTTTGTTATTTCTCAAAGGGCTATTTTCCAAACCGTGATACAACGGCAAGTTGCCGCAATTGCGTTGCGTACGTTAGCAATGAACCCCAACGTAAGGGTAAACCGCAATCAGTCAAACGCAAGCCGTACAGACATTTTGTATGAGTTGGACGGGAACACGTCCGGCGTTAGACCCGGCGGGTTGGGGTATGATTTAAAAAAGGCGTATGAGGCATTGCGGATTGATACGCAGGGATTAGACCGCATTTGTTTAAGTTGTAACAACAGAGGCGTAAAATACAGAACCGTGTAATTATATAATTCAAAGGGAAAATTGTATATAATTTCATGTAAAAATTGTATTTATGAAAAAGATAACCGATTTACGAAAAAGGGTTGCGGATTTCAACGAGGCTTTGACGTCCGGGCGGATAATACAAAACATTATATGGGACAATGAGGCATATATAGTTGATTTAAACGCCGAGGAACAATTGTTTGAACAAGGTATTAACCGTTTGGGCGTCGAAATTTCGGATTATGCACCATACAGCCCCGTAACAATCGCAATTAAAGAGGCTAAGGGACAGCCGACAAACCGGGTTACGTTAAGGGATGAGGGTGATTTTGAAAGTAGCTTTTTTTTGGAAGTTGGCGACAAGCAATTTGAAATTAAGGCGTCCGATTTTAAGACAGAGGATTTAATAAAGAAATACGGGCGTCAGATATTAGGATTGACGGACGAAAATATTGCAATACTGATATGGCAATATATATATCCGGATTTAATGGACGAAGCAAAAAAACAAATTTATGGCAAATAAGGTAAAAGCCCCGGTTGTTGACAACCCGGAATTGTTAGACCGGATTATTGGGAACATTCAAAACGGATTGGTTGATAATTTGCCGTGGTTGGATTATGCGTTTGGCAGGGCGGAAAGACTTGTTAAAATGAACGCAAACCAAAAACGCTATTATACGCCAAACGTGTATTCCGGGAAAAACGAATATATGGAAGTTTGCCCCGATGCGGGTATTGGTAATTTCTGTTTCTTTTGGGTTGACGACCCGCAAAATATCAGTTGGGAACCCGGAGTTGATATTGGCATAAAAACGGCGTTTTCGATTATCTTTTGGTTTGATTACAGAAAGATATACAACGATGCAAGCACACGCAACAAAGAGGATTTGAAGCGGCAAATATTGGACGTTTTGAACGGCGGTTTTTTGGTACGAAATGGAAGTTACAGAATAAACAAAGTGTACGAATTGGCGGAAAACATTTACCGGGGCTTTTCGTTGGATGAAATAGAAAACCAATTTTTAATGCACCCGTTCGGCGGATTCCGGTTTGAGGGCGAATTGAGTATTGGAGAAACATGTAAATTGTAGTATATGGAACATTTTATTTATAACATTATTGTTGTCGCATTAATAGCGGCTTTTGTGCTGACGTTATTACGCAAATGGGGCGTCATTGAATGGGTACAGATTCACGGGAACGATTTCTTTTCAAAGATGTTTAATTGCGATTTCTGTTTGTCGTGGTGGGCGTGCGTTTTGATTTGTTTCTTTGCGTTGATATTTACCGGGAAGCCCGCATTTTTGGGCGTTCCCTTTTGTAGTACAATGATAACACGTGTTTTATTATGAAGAATGTACAAATAAAAGGAATGAACGTTGAGTTGTATGATTCAATCGAGGATTTGCCAATTATGCGTTTCCACAAGTATAACAAAATGCTTTTGGTTGACGCCGGGGTTGGTTCCGATTTGTCGGATTTTGACCGACATATTGAAAAGGTAATACGTTATTTGAACAGCCCAACGCCAAACATGGCAACCGTTGAGTTGGAAAATATGCGCCAAAACATATATTTCATTCAATCCGAGGTTTCCCCCCGGCATTTGGCTTTTGCCGTGTTGGTTAAATCAATAAATGGTAAACCCCGAAATGATTTGTCAGATGATGGATTGCAACAAACAATGAGTCTTTTTAAAGACGTTGCAAATTCAGAGATAACCGCCCATTTGGAAGCGGTTAAAAAAAAAATAGACGATGAATTGCGTTTGTATTTTCCCCGGTTGTTCGATGATGCGACATTGAAAGAGTATTACGATAAATTGAAACAAAGAACGATTGTTGTATTACGCACAATAATAGACGGTCGGGCAACCGAGGCGGACGCAAAAGAGATTGACGACATTACGGCGGAGTTGATAACCTATTTCAACCCGCAGACGTTTACCGGTTCGGAAAGCGTGGAAATTAGGCATGACAGACAATTTGAAAATATGTGTTTGATATTGTCCCAAAATTTGCATGTTGACCCAAAGAAATTTACCGTTTTGGAATATTACAACGCATTTGAGTATATCAAGGAACAAGCCAAAAAAGCAAACAAGCAAAAAAGGGCAAAATAAGGCGATTTCCGGCGTTTTTATTTTTAGGCGATAAATTACACATTTGAGAAAAGAAAATGCAACAGACGGGAAATTTCCCGTAAATAACTAAATAATCGGCGTATG